AAGCTTATAAAGTAAATGCAATAAATATTATAAATGATAATATAAAAAATCCATTATCTTTTACCATACCTAAAATAATAAAAATAATAAATAAACCAATCAATATACCTAAAATATATTCTAACATTTTATTCACCCTTCTTAATATAATTCTAACAGTTTATTTTCTACATTAGTAAAATCATCTAACATTGTTTGAAATTTATTTTTCTTAAAATAAGCATATATATTATCTGGATTAGGTAACTCATATGAATCATATCGTTTTAAAATTTCATCTTTAACAGTATTGGGTATCTTATTAAAATCTATCAATGTTTTATTAATCTCAAATCTTTTTTCTAAATCATTTTCTTTAAGCCATTCTTTATACCCTTTATTCATAACCTTTTCAGCAGATTTCTTACCAAATCCTGGTTTTCTTTTACCAGAAGGCCAATCTATTGGTGTCTTAATATTAAATATATCATCCTTTGCTTGACCTGTCAAACATTTTTCTATTAAAAATAATTCTGGATTTTCACATTCAGCAAATTTCTGTTTAGAAGGATTGTATATCTTAATCCTGTCAGAAATTAATTGTAAATAATCTTCATCATTTGATACTATAGTATATTGATTTTCTCTGAATTTTGAAATAATAGCAATAACATCGTCAGCTTCCGCATAACTTGATAATATTACTTTGAAAGGTAGGTGTTCTGTAATTTCATCTTTAAGATTATTCATTTCATGATGTAATCTATCCCAATCTACACCAGAAACATCTCTTTTTTTCTTTCTTGACTCTTTATATCTATCCCAATAAAGCTTTCTCCATGAAATTCTATCATCTACAGCTAATATTATTTCATCAACATGATCTTTACTTAAAGACATATATATACTATTGATAATATAGTATTTCCATAATTGATAATTCGGAATACCATCATCAGACTTAGAATCAATTACATCTTTTGCAAAAAAGGTTCTAATAACCAAGTTATTAAAATCAAATATATTAACATTTTTCATTCGTTTTCTCCTAACATTTTTATTAACTACTATATTAAGATACACTATTCATCTAATATTGTCAATAAATTATTATATCTTATTTAGGTTCGATTATTTTACCATCTTTTATTAAATTTTCAGAAAACCATTTTATAGATCTTATCTCTATTGGTGTATAATCAATTATTTAACCCTTCTAACAAATTCTCCTTGATCATTTTTATAACGCAACCAAAATGGTCTTTTATACTTTGTTTGTTGCATATATTTTGAAACTGGTGTGCCTGCCTTAAATCTCATACGTCTTCTGTTTGATGTCATATTAGAATAAAAATCCTTTTCTTCTACATCAAAGACAGGTAGATCATTTTTAGTACCATCAGCAAATATATCTTCAACATCCGTTTCAACTTTACCAGCATCGGTAGTTGTTTGTGCTGCAGCTTTTATAGCATTTGATTCTGGTGATTCACCATCTCTAAAAGCTCCTGTATCTTTAAACCCATCAGTTGATATTACATCCACATTTTTATCTTCTTCACCCATAACTATCCTCCAATTAATATTTTAGCAATATATTTAATTTTACTCAATGCTCCTTTTTTCTGTTTCTCTGTTGTTTTTGTTTTATTTATTTCTATTAAAGCTGTTTTCATAGATTTATCATCTCTAAACACATCTTTAATTCTTTTATAATCAGTTCTTGTATTAGGATTCATATTAACATAATAACGCATTAATATAGATTTGAAGCCTTTTCTATTCAATATATCCATAAAAGCATTAAAATCATCATTACCATATTTTAATACTTTATCATCATGTATTATATTATCTAATAGAAAACTTACTACAATGTCTGGAAATTCATTATCTGTTACTTTTATTTTCATATTATTTTAATCTTATTTTAATATTTATGCTGCTAATTCATCTGATGATTCAAAATCAATTTCAAATTTAGTACCAGATAATTTTTTCTTTAATAATTTTTCTGCTTCTTTTTTTGCTGTATCAAGATTTTCAGAATATAAATCAAAATATACATTAAACTCCACACGACATTTTTTTTTATCTTTTTCATTTAAATATTTATCTATTTTATCTTTTTCATTTATTAAATATTTATCTATTGTATCTATTTTCATATCACACCTCTTTATTTCTATCTTTTAATTTATTTACATCAACTATATCAAAAAATGTATTAGCGTCTATAACAACAACTGGTGTTTTAATTTCTTTTCGTTTTAAAATTAACATCCAATCAGTATTTTTCTTAGTATTTTGTTTTGATTGTTTAATTGCAGCGGGTAAAGACCATTGTTGACTTGATTTGCATTCAATAGAAAATGGAAATGATTTTAATGCTTCTCCTCTTAAAATAACATCTGTACCGTGTTGGCCCATAGGTCTGGAACTTATTAAAGCATCATCTTCTTCTTTAAATTCAAATCCTGTTAGATCAGCAATTTTTTGAGCCGCCCATTTTTGTAAATTTCGACCTTTAGCTTTAGCAGATGCTACACTAATCCGTTTCTTTTTCATTTATTTTAGATATACCCCAAGCTCCTAAACCATAATTATAACTATATATTTTATTTCTTATAAGTTTACCTGTAAAAATATTTTCAAATCGTGTTAATTTTTTATGACCTAAACAATATGGGCAACCATATCCAGATATTAATGTACCCATATATCCTTTACCACCACATTTACAACATTTTACTTTAGTCTAATAATTACTGATTAATATTTTAATAATTATTTCTTTAATAAATTTCATTTATTAAGTTTTTCAAAATAAAATATACCATCAAAAGGTTTAATACTTACAATACCATAATCTATAGCTACTTTTGCAATATAATTTTTCTCAATCCTTTTATGTAATGTTTTCATCAGTCTTCTAAAATCTTCAGGTAAATAACTTCTTTTATAATGATTACATCGCCTACATGAAGGCATAAGATTTTTCATATCATTAACATCAACATTAAGATATGACTTAGCATACCAAGGATCTGATTTTGGATAATAATGATCTACCTGCATGTCCTTATAATCAATCTTTTTACCACAATAAGAACATCTTTGGTTAAATTTTTTATATACTTCTTCTCTTTTAGATTTTTTCATTAAATATCAAGCCCTTGTATTGCTTCTTTCATACTAAGACCATACATTTCTTTAATTTCTCGTTCTACTTTACGAGTCCATATAACTCTTAATTTTTTAGTTGATGATTCGATTTTATTTTCTCTAATATAACTTGATAATGGATACCACATGTCATAATCAATATTATGTTTTGTATTTATTTTTAATAATTTAAGAGGATTTATAATAAAAATTCCAATAATACTAAAAATATATTTAAAAAAATATCTTCTTTTCACAATATTTCTCCTTTATACATTTTGATGTTCTTTAGATGATTTACTAGCTTGCTTTTCTGTTTTACCTTTACCACGCCAAAACGTGCTACCAAAAACAACATCTTTTATAGAAGCGCAAAATCCTTCTGGATTATCTATATTACCACTCATTTTATTGACACATGCATCAAAAAATCCTTTTTTATCCCCACCCTTGATACCTTTATCTTTTACTAGTGTTTTAGCAAATTTTATAACACTATTTTTATCCCATCCTTTAGGATATTCTTCAAATCCGGATTCCTGTAAATAATCTCTAATCTTCATTACTCCTCACTTAATATAAATTTTTTACCGGGATTTATAACCAATCCAGCCCTTCTTATAAATCTTCTGTTTAATAATATCATTGTTGTATTTAAATCCCTATCTGATAAAGTAAACTTAATATTATCAAATATTTTATCATTAAATACCATATCTAACATTACCACAGGTCTTTTCTCAAATCTACTTTTTACTCCACCCATTTCTATATTTTTATAGTCTATTAAATCGCTTATAATTTTTTTACCATCATGATACCATACAACTTTTTTACCGTTTATTTTCCATTTATCAGCATGAATAACAGAATATGAACCATTACCAGTATCCATTTTAGCTTTAATATAATTTTTACCTAATTGCTCAATTTTAACATTTTCGATAAAACCACTTTCTTTAGTTGACATTATCCAGTTATCTTTATTAATAATAAAATCAATAACTTTCTTTACAACAGGTATATTAGTAGCTTTTTCAATACCAGTTGTACCAGGAGATGAATTGATTTCTAATACATATACAGTACCATCTTTACCTATCATCATATCAACACCACACCATATACCACCTACAACATCTGCAGCATTAATAGCTATATCTTCCTGCTCTTTTGATAATTTTACACTCTTAACTTTACCACCTAATGAAAAATTTGACCTAAAATCATTATCGACTTTATATCTTCTCATAGATGCAATAACTTCACCATTCAATACATGTGTTCTTATATCATAATCAGCTTGTATATAAGATTGTAATAATATTTCTATTTCTGGATTTATCTTCCATACAGTCTGTAAAGTTGATTTTAATCCTTCCCATGTATCAGCTTTAAAAACACCTATACCTTTTGACCCTGTAATAGTTTTAAGAATAACTGGAAATTTACCACCTATATTTTCAAAAGCATTTTCAATCATACTTTCTTCTGATACAAGTGATGTTTTGGGGCATATTATAGAAGCGTCTGATAGAAGCAATACAGTTCTATATTTATCAGAACATTCTTCCAAAGTTTCTCTTGAATTGATACAAAATATATTATTCTTTTCTAATTGTGATAATAAATTTAAGCTATATCTTAATGAAGCAACACTTCCTCTAATAATAGCTACAGTATTATCACTATCTATCTTTATACCTTTATCATCATCTAAATTTTTAAGATAACTATCACCTGTGCTATCTTTATCTATATAAGCATTTTCAACAAATGCTATATAACAATTAATCTTTTTTTGTATACATATTTTTTTAATTTGACTAGCTGTTTTAAATAAACCATCCTTATCATCTTTTCTAGATGTAAGAACTATGATATTGATATCCTTATTTTTATTACTTTCATTAATAAATTCTCGTAATCTCATTTTATCCTTAAAAAATATTTATTATCTTTATCATAAATGTATCAACATCTTTAAATACATTTATAAATTCGTTGAATCCTTTACCAGCAACATTTCTTGATGTTAATACTGATGGCTCATTATTTATTTTACCAAATTCTTCAGCTATCAATATACATCCTTTAGTGTCATCATCTCTATTACCCCAATGAAACAATATATGTGATCTATTAGCCACATTTGTTATCTCAAATGTATTACCAAATTTAGGTGAATTTACTCTTTTACAAAAATAAGTATCAGATGGTATACATGATATATTAGATTTGTTATTAAGCCAAGGATTTTCAACGGTTACAGCAAATGGTGTGTTATTAATTAATAACACACCAAAAGTACCATATTCTGTCATTGCTATTCTTTTTAATATTAATGTTTTCATATTTATATTTATATAAAAAACAGAAAAGTCCTCATAATATTATGAGGACTTTTATAACTTATGATATACTTTCTAATTCTCGTAAAATATCTTCATCTGTAAGCTCATCATCAGAAGATTTTTCTTTCTCATCTGGTATATCAGAACTCTTATCTATAGTTTCTTTGGATTTATCTTTTATAGAACTTTCCTCAAATTCTTTTGGAATATCTTCTTCTTTTTTATCTTTCTTTTCTTCTTCATCTTTCTTTTCTTCTTGCGGTTTATCATCTTCACCACCAATAAACTTTAACCATTCATCACTAACAATATCCCATAACAATTCATTCTTAATAAGTTCTTTTGTTATATCCTGTGATGATCTCATACCCTGTAAATATTCATCCAAATCAAAAGTAGATGAAAGAATATTTTTAATTTCTTTATCAGTTCCTATAGATGATGAGGAATTTGAGAATTTTGAATCTGAATAATCAGGAAATACTCTTTTATTTTTATCAGGTCTGGTTGCTTTTACTTTAAGAATAAAATTAAGACCATCATCGCCTGGATCAAATACTCTTGCACCAGCTCCACGCTTTCTATCCATAATTTCACCATTAATTTTTGATTCTACTTGAGTTGGGAATTCATATATTTTAACTTTACCGCCTGATTTTCTATTTTCATCATCAATTTCATTGTCTCTTGGATCATCTACTACAAACCAATTACCAATATGTCTTACCTTTCTTTTAAAATTACTTGCTGCTTTTTTATCAGCAGATGTTCCCTGATACAATTTAGATACAGCAGAACACCAAGGACACCAATTTTCAAAATTAAATGTTTTTTCACAAAGTTGAAAAAACCATTTTCCTGCTGATTGATACATATGATAATAATATTTTTTAGTGAATTTACCTTTAGGATCTGGCAAAAATCTACCTTCATAAATCTTTGGATTGTCTACTGTACCCCTTTCTGGTGTCTTCCATGCTATATCATTACGATTTGATGCTTTATCATTATTTTCTTTATCTTGTTCTTTTTGTTCAACATATGAATTAAACAAATTTTTATTGATCCATTTTGATGACATATTATATTCTCCTTTATTATTAATTTTCTTTATATTTTATCATTCATTTAAATTTTTGTAAATGTACTCATTATTTTCTTTATCTTTTTCTTTTTTTGTTTTAGTTCCATATAACATATCAGCAGCTGATGTTGGAATAGATCCCGTTTTCCAAAGTTTTGTCCCCTTTATATTTTTCATATTAAAGCTCCCACATTTCTTTAGGTATTATAAACTTTCTTATTTGTTTATTAAATTTATATTCTATATAATTTTCACCTTCAATCCACCATGATTTAGTGCCATTAAGCCCTATAAAAGCCGGACCATTAATTCTATGTCTTTTACCATCTTTATACCATTCTTTAATACCATTATCATATATTATAGCTGGTCCATCTGTACGATGATACTGTCCGTTTTTATTTTTATATATTTTTATTGCTATCATATTTTATTTAATATTTTCCTTATAAAAATACTGTCAGATTTTATATCATCACAATATTTTCTATAATTTTCAATAACTAATGGTATTAACATTCTATCATTATCATTAAGAGCTAAATGTTTTCTACTTATAAGAAAAGTTAAAAAATATTTATCTATATCATTTTTAATATAATGATATACAGGTGATCTTAAACCATCTAAAGTTAATAATGAATATTGTGTTAATAATGATATATCGGGTCTATATGACCGTTCTTTCATAAATTTTTTAATAAATATGATAGAATATAACATAGATTTTTTCATAGATATAGTGGTTCTTTTTATATTTTTATCCCTTTCTTTATAGAAATTTATAACATGTCTATCAAAAAATTTAATGTATGAAAAATTTTTACCAAATAATTCAAAACCGCAATCAAAAAATTTAGCACAATCTATATTAGACCACTTGGTATTAAACCATTTAGTAATGATTTCAAGTGCTTCTTTATTTTTAGCAGCTAATCTTGTATTAAAAAATTTATCAAAATCTTTTGGTAATCTATAAGGTCTTGATATAAAACGAGATTGTGATTGTCTAAAATATGTATATGTATCTTGTTCTGTTATCATATGACCCACATTTCCGGTGGTATTAACTGTTGCTTTAATTTTTGGTCATTAAATTGATGTTCTGTATATTCTTTATTATTTATATACCATGCTTTAGTACCATCACACCGTTCTACAGCCGGTCCATCTGTTCTATGCCTTTTACCCATATACCACCATGACTTAAAACCGCTAACAAATTCAATAGCTGGACCGTCTTCACGATGCCTTTTACCACCAACAAACCATTCTTTATCTTTATTAGGATGTATTATAGCTGGGCCGGTTGTACAATGTAATTGTTTTTTATCATTTCTATATATCATTATATCTCCCACATTTCTGGTGGTATCAACTGTTGCTTTAATTTTTGGTCATTAAATTCTTGTTCTGTATATTGTTTACCTTCTATATACCATTCATTATGACCATTAAGACGTTCTATAGCTGGACCATCTATACGATGCAATATACCCTTAATGTACCAAAATTTAGTACCATCAGACCATTTCATAGTTGGACCATCTGTACGGTATAACATACCATTATGCCACCATTCCTTTTCACCATCAGCCCATTCTATTGCTGGACCATCTTCACGATGTAACTTACCGTTTCTATACCAATAATTAGAACCATCAAATCCTTCTAAAGCCGGACCATCTATTCTATGTAACTGTTCTTTTTCATTATAATGTGCTATTCTATGTGCTTTCATAATATTTTTTTCTTAAATAGTTTTAAATATGAATTAACATATTTTTTAAGGTTATCATTATCTTCCCAAAATAATTGTTCTTTAACAGTATTATAATCAGCTTCCCATATTTCTTTTCGTAAATCAATATTAAATGCTAATGATTCTATTCTGTCTATTATACAATCTTCAGTATCACATGTAAATTTCATATTTTTATAAGGTTCAGCATTTGAATATACTGCAGGTATACCCAAAGTAGTGTACTCAAGACTTTTTATATTGCTTTTTGAGTCGTTAAATACATTTTTTTCAAGTATAGCCATTCCTATATCAGGATCTAAAGACTTTAAATAAGATGGATATTCCATTATCGGCTTAAATGGATGAAATTCTATTTTGTCTTTAATATCCATAATCTCTAATGGTAATGCTCCAAAAAATACCCATTGATAAATATCAGTAGTTTTTCTTATAAAATTCAATAACTTACTACCAAAATCACCACCTTTCAAACCTTTTTTACTTAATTTTGGTGTACAAAAATGATTCTCACTACCAGCCCATATTATTCGTGGTTTTTTCTCTCTTGGTTGTCTATCATACTTAGGACAAACATCACCCCATATAAATTTAGGTAAATGATTAGGAATCACTTCTATATTATTATTAAATTGTTTGTAATGGTCTTTAAGAGCTTCTGTTGATACAGTAATACCATCAACTATACGCATCATTTCTTTTATACTATCACCATTATTATTATAATAATCGCTTGCATAATTCCAGGTGGGTATATTCATTAATAAATCATCAATCTCATATATCAGGGGTGTTTTAGTTTGTTTTCGTATGTTATGACAAAAATGCTTAAATAATTTGAAATGCTCTTTTGTACATCCTCTCTGAAATTGAACAAGAGTAAAATGTTGATAAAATCTTATATCATTGATAAAATAAGAACTATAATAAGCATTAAATTTATATTTTGGATCTCTTGAATAATTAAGTAACAAGCTTGGATAGATTATTCTTATAGTACCACATCCCTGATGGTCTCCTATATAACTGAACATATTAATTGATGCTGGTGGTGGAATAACATTTAATGTAGTCATTATTTATTTCCTCATATAATCCACATTTTAGATGGAATTAATTTTAATTTTAATTTATAATCATTGAATTTTTGTTTTGTATAGTATTTACCTTCTACATACCACCCTTTATAACCATTAACATATTTTATTGCTGGCCCATCTTTACGATGTAATACACCATTTTTATACCATACCGTGTCACCGTTAGGATATATTACAGCCGGTCCATCTATTCTATGTAACTTATTATCAATCCACCATTCTTTAGAACCGTTAGGATATATTACAGCCGGTCCATCTGTACGATGATATTGTCCTTTATCATTACGATATTCTTTCATAATATTTTTTTTCATTGAAATATACCTTTTAAAATTTCTTTTTTCTTTTTATCTTCAATTAATTTAATAAGAATATCACCATGACAAGATAAAGGCTTACACCAACCACCAAGTATTTTACCATCCAATTCATGTAAAGAATCCATCAAATATTTTTGTTTTGGTGCCCATTCTAAATATTTTTCTATTACTTCTTTACGAGTACCATCCACACCAATAATAAAAGGATTCCCCCATTTTGATGGTCTTCCGATATAAACATCAAACGGTTCTTTTTTACAATGCACGACTTTCATAATATTTAAAAAAATCTATTAATATTTTCTTTACTGGTTATGCCTTCATCTTGAAGTCTTTTATTAGTAATATCAATATAATCATCTTTAAGCTCTATTATTATTGACTTTCTATTAAGTTTAGATGATTCAATAGCTGTTGTGCCACTCCCACCAAAAGGATCAATTACAATATCTTGCTCTCTTGAACCAGCAAGGATACATGGTTTAATAAGTTCTGGTGGGAATACAGCGAAATGAGCACCTTTAAAGGGCTTGGTATTTACAGTCCAAATAGAGCGTTTGTTTTTACCTTTTGGGTGATTAAGTAATGATCCATCAGCTTTATAAATACCACTATGTCCTTTAAATCCAGAACCACCACCACCATATTTTACTTTATCACGATATTTTTTAGCATTTCTTTCCATACCAGAGGGTCTTGGTTTTTTTTCAATACATATACAAGGTTCTCTTATTGCATCAGTATCATAGTAATACTTTCTTGATTTACTCATTAAGAAAATATATTCATGTGATCTTGTTGGTCTATCTTTTACCGATTCAGGCATGCAATTAGGTTTATGCCATATTATATCACATCTTAAATACCATCCATCTGCTCTTAATGCAAATGCTAACATCCAAGGAATACCTATTAAATCTTTTGGTTTAAGTCCTTCTGGTACTATACCAGATAAGCCAAATCGTTCTTCATGTTTTGATATCTTACCGAATTCTTTATGCTTTTTTTGATATTCTTTATTATTACCAGCTTTACCACTACCAGCATAACTATCACCAATATTAAGCCACAAAGTACCATCTTTTTTAAGCACTCTTTTTACTTCATGAAATATTTGTGTAAGATGTTGGATATAAAGTTCAGGGGTAGGCTCTGCTCCAAGACTACCAGACCATGCACCACATTTAGTACAAAATTGACCTTCTGGTGATCTTTTTGTTATATCAGCTAATATTTTATGTTTAGGATCTGTATAACCTTCATTACCCAATTTAGTTTGTGGTCTACATGTTGTTATCCATTCATGATTACAATTTAAAACACCATCCCATATTACAGGACGGGTTCCGTAGTTACGAAGTGCATAATATGGTGGTGAGGTAATACAACATTGAACAGATTCATCATCCATGTCTTTTAATACATCAAGACAATTTCCTTTTAATATTTTCACATTTTTCATAATTATTTTCAGAAGTTGCTCCTACAATTTTATTCCAATCTTTATTTTCACGAATTTTATCATTAATATTATTTGCTGTCTTACACATATCTGCATGCATATCAATACTTTCCGCCCATTTAATAAAAGCATTAACATCTTTTGGAAAACATTTTCCCCCATAACCTATATTACCATCATGGCCTGGTATATCAGCATGTGAATTACCTATACGTTGATCTGATAAAAATAAATTCTTTAGTTCATCATATTCTATACCAATTTTTTTAGATATTAAATACATTTCATTTAAAAAAGATATTTTAACAGCAAAAAAACAATTACACATATATTTAACAATCTCTGCTGCTTCCCATGATGTTTTAAAAATTTGTGTATGTGGAAACCTAATTTTATATAAATTTTTAATTTGTTCTGTTATATCAGGTTCACCACCTAAAATAATCCTAGCTGGATTAATAAAATCCAACTTTGATTGTCTTTCTGTTAAAAATTCTGGATTAAAAACAAATTTATGATCCGGATATTTTTTAGCATACTTTGATGTAGTGCCTGGTATAATAGTACTTTTTAATATAATAATTTTTTCTGATTTAGCTATTTCTACAATACTTTTAATAGCATCATCTATATTAGAAAGATCTTGACTACCATCTGTGTTCATAGGTGTTGGTACACCTATAAATAAATATCTTGATTTATTTACAGTATTTTCTAATGTATCATATATATTATTATATTTATCATATATTTTTATATTAAAATGTAAATACATTCCATGTGTTATAGCTTTACCTATAAATCCAAACCCTATAATTCCTATATTTTCTTTCATAAATTTTTACCTATATTATACCAAGTTCTTTCAGATACTTAAACATACCAGTTCTTTTAATTTGAAGTAAAATAAATTCATTAATAGTAGGACTATATGGTTGTCTTGTTAAATACATTTTAGCCTGTGATGGTAATTTATTGTCTTTTTTGTTATTACATGTAATACAGCAAGCCACAACATTTTCAAAAATTGACTTACCACCCTTTGATTTAGGAATAACATGATCTAATGTTGAATATCTTTTAATATCAGCACCACAATACATGCAAGTAAAATTATCTCTTATTAAAACATTTCTTTTAGAAAATGATACCTTAACACCATATATCTTTCTAACAAATTTAACAAGTCTTAACACTAATGGATAAAAGATTTTAAAGGTATTTTCGGCATTATGCAACATATTAGTGCTATGGCTTTTAATAACCTCTACCTTTTCTTTAACAATCAACCTAATAGCTTTCTTTAATGATATTAGTGCTATAGGCATATAATTAGCATTAAGTAATACACATCCTTGGTCCATGATCAATCCTTTATATTAATAATTTTTCTGGGATATCTTTAACATCCCCGGCCATAGCATCCTTTAATATGCTATTCTTTTCCTTCACCATCTTCATAAAAATATCGTATTCTTTGATTAACTCTGTTTTTGAAACAGATTTCTCATTAAATTCACCATACTTCAGAATGATTAAATTCCTCTTACAGAATTCACATAAATAAGCATCTTTTGATACAGGTGTCATAAAATTTGGTGGTAACATTGCTTTGCATTTTGCACATAATGGCATATTATTCTCCTATTCACTTAACAGTTATAAGTGTTTTAATTTTTTTTACTTCTTTTGGCGTTGCTTTTGATTTTTCAGCAAAAGTATTAAAATCATCTTTGGTTATACCATATACTGTTTTATTCAAATTATCTAATTTCTTCTTTTTATCTTTATATTCTTTTCTTAATATTGTCAAATCTTTATTTTTTCGATTTGGATCAGTATCAATAGCCTTCATTACTACACCCATTCTACATAAATCTAAAGCTTTTGTAAACAATTCTGCTTTATTAAT